AGTCAAACTTTGCATCCAAGCAATTGGGTTGATACTTAGATTTTCATCAACACCATCAAAACGAACCACACCTAAAGTATTTCCAACACCTGCCTGGTTTGCAATCCATTTTGGTTTTACTGAAGCATTACCAGACTTGTTAGCGTTATGTCCAAATGCAGAACGGTCAGTCCATTGGGAAATAGCATCACCACTTGTTAAGTTAGTATTAAAGTTTCCTGATGCAGAAGTTCCCAAATCTGCATTATACCAAACTTGAAGGTTTGGGAGAACATCAGGATTTAGAATCGTAATAGCAGGTCTCATTCCTGTTCTATAACTTTGAGATGCTAATCCAAACATAATATTATCCGAAGGTTACGAGTTGTCCGAAGACATTGTATGCACTTCCCGTATAGAAAATAGTAAATGCAATAGCGTCTTTCTTGGAGTTATTTCCTGTTGGAATTGAACCACCTTGCCAGTTGATTGTTTGTGTTGTTCCACCAATTTGAAGTGCGTTTGGAACATAAGCAGTTACACCTTGAATAATCATCAAAGTAACATTGGTGATGCAGTTTGCACTTAATGAAAGGTTTGTAAGGTTTGCAGTCCAGTTACCAGATACTGTGGAAGTAATGTAAAAAGTGTTTCCTGTAGAACAATCAAGAGCAACGGTAGCTCCAGCACCAATTGATGTATTATAAGTATTGTAAGTTTCTTCTGCCTGCTGTATTTGGAAAACACCAGTTGAAACCACATTACCACTAAAAGTTGTAATTCCACTAAAAGTATTATTGCCAGTGTAAGTTGTACTTGAACCAGAAGTAACACCAGTTCCAGTAATCGTTACATTACCTGTGTTTTGATTGACTGAAATACCATTACCTGCAGTGATGTAAGTTACAATACCAGTTAAGTTTACGCCAGAGCCACTGAATGATGTTGCAGTAATTACACCAGTAACATTCAGTCCAGTAAAAGATGGGCTGGTAATCCACTTAGTTGCACTTGAAACTCCAGTGTTTGATAGAATTGCATTTGCTGCACCTATTGAATCGGTACTATCATAAAAACCATCATGGAAATGTACAGATCCCTGCACTACAAATCCATAATTAGGAAGTGTGGAGCCAATACCGACATTACCAGTCGTTCCTTTAACAGTTATTCTTGTAACTGGTGAATTTGATGCACTTCCTGTTGCAATGCGAACATCCTTTGCATCATCAGTACCAAGAGAAAGACTTCCGGCAGATGCATAAAGATAAGTTCCGTTTGGATCATCCCAAGGACCAGTACCACTAAATCCAGAAGCATTGATACCAAAGTCACCATAATAACTGTTAGGCCCAGCAGTATTATTGGCAACAATAAAATCAGTGGATGCGTTATTCCCAGAGTTCTTATTTTGAGCAACGACTTGTGTGTAGTTATTTACATTATCTGTAAATCCAGCAATATTATTAGTATCATTATAATTTAATGCGCCTACACTAATTAAACCATATGCAGATGGTGGCGTTGATGTAGGATTGCCAGAGAGATAAAGTGGTGCATAAGTATTTGTAGCATTTGCAGTAATAATTTCGCGGAAGGTAGTTGTAATACCAGTGACATATACATTATCGTTTACAACTAGTGCAGTCGTTGCACCACCAACAATAACTGTTGTTCCCGATGTGCTTGTAAATGTGGAAATACCAACAGACATTCCAAGACTGGAAGTATTACCATAACCCAGAGTGGTGTTAAGATCTTGTGTTCCTCCTCCACCACCAGTTGCAGTAATCGTTACATTACCTGTGTTCTGGTTGACTGAAATACCAGTACCCGCAGTGATATAAGTTACAATGCCAGTTAAGTTTGCACCAGAACCATAATAAGAAGTTGCGGTAATTACACCAACAGTAATATTGGGAGTTCCTGTAAGACCCTGTGCGACTGTTGCAATACCTGCTGTTGTTGCATATCCCGATGTTGGGGCATAAGTCGTTGATACTGTAACAATACCAGTATTTGCAGATAAAGAAACTCCAGTTCCAGCACTTAAATAAGTTACAATACCACTTAAGGTTGCACCATTACCATAATAATTTCCACCAACTCTTAAGTCTTTTGCAATATATGCACCACCCGCAGATTGGAATGAACCACTACCAACTCCACTTGTATTTGCACTATTAGTAATAATCGTTGGTGCAGCACTTTCTACAAGTCCAGTAAATGGATCAATCTGGAAAAGAGTTCCAACACCAGAAAGAATTTTAAAACCACCACGACTTAATTGTAAGAATTGTGCAGTATTACTAATCGCAACTCCATCAACTAATGGGTCAGCATCTGCAATTGTAAGAGTACCTGCAGAAATAACAATATCTTTGAATGGAAATGCAGAACTACCTAAACTAATTTGTGATGCTACTGTGGGTATGATACTAGTACTAAGTCCAATGTAAGTATTACCAACACCACTTAATCTTGTGACTGATGCAACACCAACAGAGAATCCAAGACTTGAGGTATTACCATATCTCAAAGTTTGATCTAATGTTTGAACAGTACTTCCTACACCTGCAATAACACCAGTAATTTGTTGAATAGTTACAATCGCTGAAGGAATGTCGGGAATATTTACCGATACTGGAGGACTACCGACTGATGGAACATGAGCACTAGTAATGCCAATATTGACATCATCAGTCATCCATTTATATTCAATATAGTCTCCAGGAATCATATCAACAATAAAATTCCAAGCGGGAACAGTTTCTGCATTTGTTCCCTGAACCGCAACAGTTGAAGTTGTTTCTGGAAGATCAATTCCATTTTTACTCAACCAAATCCAAGTATTTGCTGAAGAACCAGATGATTTATCTAACTGGAATGAAAATTGTGTATTATAAACCCCGGCATTTTCCGCAACAATACGACTTCCACTTTGAATAGAAAATCCGTTTGCTGCAGCAGTTGTATTAAGTTTTACTGCAGTTGTAGTTGCAGCACCAGTTGCATATTGAGTAGTTGTATCATAAAAACTTCCATAATATCCAGTTGTCGCAGATCCAACTCCACCAGTCGCATTAATTGTAACAGTACCAATACCATTAGATGGTGAAATTGTAATTCCTGTTCCTGCAATAATTTGATTAACAATAGTGGGTTTATTGAGAATTGATGAAATACCACTTGTAGCATTCCAGTCACTATTAACTTGAACACCTGCTCCAGTTACATCTGTGAATTCTGCAGTGTTTGTTGTCGAATTCCACTGCAAATACTTACCATCATAAGCACTAGAATTCGTTGCAACACCTACAACATCATCTAAGTATCTCAAACGAGTTTCACCACCACCACCAAGAGTAGCAAGTTGCTGCTGAATACGATTAATGAATAAACGGTAGTGTTCTTGAAGTTGTTCTAAAGTTACAAAATTTTTATTAAGAGGAGTAAGTGGATCCGAGTTCTTTGTTTCTGGTGGTTCATTTAGAAGTCCTTCTTGAATGACTTCCCTTACAATAACTTCTGGTTCAATATTCTTATATACTTCCTCAATATACTCAAGTTTTCTTTCAAGTTTTCTTACATTCTCTTGAACATCACCAAGAGGAAGTTTTTCAATTTCCGCGAATACTTCTTCTTTGAGTTCTATGAGTTCTTGATGATTTTCTTTTAGATACTTATCAACACCTTCTAAACGAGTATTATATTCTTCAATATTTTCGCCAAAATTTTTCAGATGTTGTTCATTAATTACAACATCTGCTTTGATATTTGAAATTTCTAAAGAAACTTTACTCTTAAAACTTTCTACTTCTTCGTCAATATTATCAATTCTATTTTTTACACCCAAAGAAATAGTTTCAAACTTTTCTTCAATAACTTGAAGATGTGTAGAAGTTTCTTCCTGAAGTGATGCCTCAAGTTCTACAAATGCTTCGTGCAGAGACTGAATAACTTGAGAGTATTCTTCTAATCTCTCATTCTCTTTTGATACTTTATTTTCTACAATCTTGGAGAGTTTATTATAAGTTTCTGTTGTTCTCTTAACTTCAGAAGAAGTTTCTTGAAGTTGATTATTAAAATGCTCTAAATTTTCATCAATCGCAAAGACAATATTTTCTACTCTGCCATTGATTTCTTGGTGAATATCAGCAATATTTTCTTCTACGGATTCTCTAAGAGAATCAAATTTTTCACCAATACGAACTTCATTATTGGTAATTTGTTTTTTATATTTTGGTAGTTCTTTCTCTACAAGATTGCCAACAATTTCTGTGAGTTCTGATACTTTATTTTTAAACTCACTAATATCCTTTTTATTTGACTTTCTAAAATCATTTTGCAGGTACTCAAAGTTTTCCTGCATAGTATTGATTTGAGAAAGCACTAGGCTTTCTAAATCATTTTTGACAACTTTTTGAGAAAGTTCTTGTTGAAGTTGGGTTACTTGTTCTGAAAGACTTTCTACTTTGTTTAATTCGTCACGCAAAGAATTATCAGATTCAACAACTGGAAGGTTGTTTTCCTCCGGTTTTTTTCCAAAAAAGTCTGATGGTTTTTTGAGTGCCACTTATAAACTTACTCACATATAATAATAATATTTATTTTCTTACAAAATGCCTTATTCTTCTGCACCTTCCTCATCAGTGCCGAACATTGCTGTCGCCACGGCGGGGCGAAAAGCATCAATTTTTTCTGCAGACTTTGCAAATAAAAGTTCTTTAATTTTATCGCTAATATTTGATGGCGATTCATCTGCCGCAATCATATCCATTAAATCATCCATGTCCATGTTTATTCCTTCATGTGAGTTTCTTTCTTATTTATTAAATCACGCCACCCTTAGGCATTTCTGCAACTTTAGCATCAACTTTTGTTGCTGAACCTTGAGCATCAATATTTGGTTCCATTACTGGTTTTCCCAAATCCATTCCACTTGGTTGTTGTCCAGGTTCCAGAGGCATACCAGCCATTGAATCAACAGGTGCATTTGGATCTGGAATGATGCCATCTTTGATTTCTTTTTTAATAATTTTATCCTGCTCCAAAATTTCTTCATCAGTTTGGCGAAGAATCTTACGTCTTACATAATCTTGTGAGAAATATTTTCCAACATAAGGTTCTGCAACTTGAACCATATTTAATCTTTCATTTAGAAGTTCTGCATCTTTGAGTTCTGCAAAATGATTATCATATAAGAAATCATATTGAATATGTTCACTCATAATTTCCCAGTCTTCTGGGGTGATAACATTCTTAAGAATGAGTTGAGTTCTTAACATATCGTGGAACATGTAAGAAAATCTCTTTCTTAAACGAGCAACAAATTTGCTGAACTTGACTTCATCACGAAGAATTTCTGAAGAACGTCCAAGATTAAATCCACCTTCACCATCCATTCTTGATGGAGGAACATTTAATGAACGATAAAGTTTCTTTTTAAAGTATTCAATATCGGTGATTTCTCCCAAGTTTTGTCCACCAGGAAGTGTTGAAATTTCTGTTCCCCTTCCACCTTCACGGCGAGGAAGCCAAAAATCCTCAAGCATTGCCATAAACTTTTTATCATCACGAATTTCGCCTGTGTTCGCATCGTATACAAGTTTATTGCGATAACGCATCATAACATCACGAAGATATTGTTCTGCCTTAACTTTTGGAAGGTTACCAACATCAATATAGAAAATACGACGTTCTGGAGCACGAGATAGTCTGTAAATTACAAGCGAGTCTTCAATCATACGAAGTTGATTGAGAGATTTGATTGCTTTATGGAGATACGATAGAGTTGAACCCTTGTTTCTATCTACAAGTCCTGACGTGCAATATGTGACAGAATCTTTTGTCATTTTGATTCCACCAGTTCCACCCAATGATGATGGATTGGTGGTTGGATATGTCATTTTAGGGTTATAAATGAAATATTCCTCAATTTCTGGAAACTCATATTCCATTGGATTATCATTACTCATGTTCGCCAGACGGAATCTATCACCCTCTTTCTTTTTCTGTTGGCGAACATAACGCATTTTCATTGCGTCAATATAGCGAAGTTCTTGAATTCCTTCGCTTGGATTT